GAACGATGAGTTGCTAAACAGCAACTGCGATCAGGTATTCTCGACTGCCCTTACGTGGGCGCTGTGTTACGGAACAACCTACGTCAAGCTAATCGTCAACAACGGCATCCATCCGTACATGGTGGAACCCGCGGCGATAGGTGTGTTGCGTGAAGATACGCCCTACACAGACCGGCAAGAAGCAATAGCGCAAACGTATTACATCACCAAGTCGGAACTGTACGCCCGTTTGTTCTCGCATCCTAAGCGCGATCAGATTGTTAAGCGCGTCACCAGCAGTTATCAGCCGCAGCAACTCGACATTCCAGAAGGTATTGACCGCATCATCATGTCACAGACCAACCCGACTATGACGGGTACGGTCAACCTAGACCTGTCTGGCATGAATCGCTACAAAGCGCGGGTGTCAGAAGATACGGTAGAGATGACGGAACTGTGGGTGTGGAACGACGATACGCTGGATTACCAGTGCGTCACCATCGCAGAACCGGATGTCATCATCTATGACCGACCTGGTGAGCAGCTTTTCCTAAAAGGTGAGTTGCCATTTATCCAGATTTGCCCTAACCCTATGTACGATTATTATTGGGGTCAGAGCGAAGTTCAGCGTTTGGTGTTCTTGCAGTCGCTAAGAAATAAGCGCATGACGGAAATTCTGGATTTGTTGTCCAAGCAAGTATCCCCGCCGACAGCCCTAATCGGGTTTACCGGTATTCTGGATGAGAAAAACTTTGCGCTTAACCGCGCTGGTGGCTTGCTGGCAACAGATATGCCGAACGCCAAGGTGGAGAAGATGGCTCCACAAATGCCAGGTGACTTGTTTGAGGTGATCCGTGAAGTGGATCAGATGTTCGCGGAAGCGTCAGGTATTACAAGCGTACTCTCAGGCAGAGGGGAAACCGGCGTTAGAAGCCAAGGTCACGCCTCGCAACTCGCCCGACTCGGCTCCTCAAGAGCGAAAAAACGGGCGCTTATCGTTGAAGATAGTCTGGAAAAAGTAGCTACGCTGTTTTTGAAGCTGCTTCAGGCTTACGACAACACCAAACTCAAAGATTCAGAAAACTTGCCATTTATACCAGAACAGTTTACAAAGAACTATGTGGTAAAAGTGGACGCGCACAGCAACAGCCCGATTTTCACAGAAGACCTGCGGCAATTGGCGTTTAATATGTTTAAGGCTGGCGCTATTGACAAAGAATCGTTGATAGATTTGCTTGAACCACCGATGAAGCAGTTGTTGAAAGAGAAACTGAAGCGCATGGAAGAAAAACAGGCGCAGCAGCCTCAGCAGCAAAAGCCAGAGGGTAAACCTGACTTGAAAGCAGTGGGGGAATAATGGCACAAGGCATTTCACCTAAAGCAGATCAGCCTCGCGCTGGTACAACGCAGCCGATGAAAGATTCGCCACGGCAACCTAACTTGCAGTATCGCGTTCAGGGCATTAAAAATTTTGACAGAAGTCCTAGCACACGGACGTATGGCAGAACGGTAAGGGGATGATTTTTAGGAGAGCGTCATGTACAAGAAAATGAAGCGTGGTCGCAAGACTCGTCGTTAATTCCTGTCAGGAATGGGGTATGGCTGACTTCCCCTGTTAAGTTGGCCGCTGCTAAGGAGGTGCATCATGGCACGCAAAGCACGCAAAGGTCGTAAAGGCCGCAAGTAATCCGTAAGGATTGCTCCCAGGGGGCGGGGAGCTTAATATACGCCCCCACTTGACAAAAGCTATTAGCAAGTATGATGCTATTGGCAAAATTTATGGGGCTAGTATGAGCGTTCCACCAGATCAATTAATGCAGATGATGCGGCAGCAACGTGCGCCGGAGCAGCCATCACCTATGGCTTCTGAAGCGTCTGCCACCGATCAGACAATGCCAATGGCCTCGCCCATGTCAACGCCTGAACCAAAAATGGGCAACCGTGAAGGTGCGCTCGTTAATTTGGGTCTGGCAATGGATTTGATCGAACAAGCACTCCCCGCACTTGGAACCGGATCACCGGAAGCAACCAAGGTGCTGTCGGCGCTACGCACTTTGACGGGTGTCGTTGGCGGCAAGAAAGAATCCGTCAACGAATTGAAGCAGTCTGAAATTCTTCAGATGCTACAGACACTTCCACAGGCGGGTGGCGCAACGCCGGAAGGTAAGGCTTTGGCAGCAGCGCCAGCAATACCTGGTATGCAAATGCCAGGCGCAACCCCTAAACCTATGTAAGGAGAATATTGTGGATTTATTCAAACCCCGTGGTGCAGCAGCGCCTCGTCGCGCTACTGACAACAACCAGCAAAATGGTCAAATTGTAAACACCCCCCGTTATTCTGAAATGGGTGGCCTGAAAAACGCAGCGGCAACAGGCGGCAAGAACAAGATGCAAGTTCAAAAGCCTGGCGACGGTAAGCGCGTTATTTAAATTATTTAGGGGATTAAACCATGTCACTCGAAGACCTGACACCTGAAGCCCGTGACGAACTGGCTTTGCTAGCAAAACAACTCTCGGAAAATCCTGACACTCGGAAAGATTTCTTGCGTCAAGTTAAGAAAATGAAGCCTGAGATGCCTATTCCAGAGTTGGAGATTGAAGACTACACGCGCAATGCCGTGCAACACGCCAATGACCGTGTGGCTCAGTTAGAGGCAAGACTACGTGAGAAAGAGGCGCTGGATGAACTCAACTCGCGTCGTAACAAGCTAAAGGCCAAGGGTTTGATTGACAAGGACGAAGACATTGAAGAAGTGGAGAAAGTGATGCTGGAAAAAGGGATCACCAACCACGAAGCCGCTGCGGAATACTGGCGCTGGATGCAACAATCAGCAACGCCTACGCCCACCGGCTACAACCCGTCTGCTATCAACAAGTTTGACCTGTCGAGATACTGGAAAAACCCTGTTGCTGGTGCGCGGGATGAAGCAGCAAAAGCACTCAATGAGTTGCGGAAAAACCCGCGACCTATTGGTTTGTAAACAGGGGATTTTTTGACTCGGAGATAAACTATGCCTATTGGTGGCGGTATTCTTCCGGCAACGGGTAGTACGCAGTTTACTGAACTGACTTATGTCACTCGGCGTGCGTTTATCCCCAAGCTGGTCGTACAACTCTATAACTCGACACCGCTTATGGCGGCTCTGATTGCTAACTCGCAACAGGCTTCCGGTGGTGTTTCTTCTGTAACCGTTCCGGTTCAGGGTTCTCAGTTTGTAAATGCTCAGTGGTCGGACTACAGCGGCTCGTTCGCTCAACCGTCCGTTCAGCAGGGCGCTTACAACGCTGAATTCAACCTGAAACTGATGATTGCACCTGTTCCATTCCTCGGCATGGAAGGCGCAGTTCAGCAAGACGCAGCCATTATTCCTCTGATCGAAGCGCGTATGAATGACGCGACTAACGTGATGATGGACGCAATGGCAACTGCGCTCTACACCAACACGACAAACACACAGCAATTTATCGGTCTGCCGGCTGCTGTGTCCTCGTCGGGAACTTACGGCAATATCAGCCGTTCGGCCTATACCTGGTGGCAGTCGAAAGAGTATGCCGCCGGTTCGGTCAACCCAACTCGTCAAAACATCCTCCAGTACATCAGCGGAACCGTGAAGAACGGCGCTGAAGTACCGTCGTTCGGTGTTTGCGGTTTCGGTACTTGGACGCTGCTTGCTCAAGACTTTGTTGGTCAAGAGCAATACATGATTACCCCAGGTAACGGTTTCGACGGTGACGCTAATGGCCCTCAAGCTGCATTCCGTGCGCTGATGGTTGCTGGTGTGCCGATTTATCCTGACCCCTACTGCCCTGAAGGTACTGTGTACTTCTTGAACAGCAACTACCTGTCGCTCTACATCCATGAGCAGGGTTCGTTTGTGTTCACGGGCTTTGAATCGACCCTTCCAAACTGGCAGATCGGCTACGTTGGCGCAGTGCTGACAATTGCAGAACTGGTCAATACGAAGCCGAAGTCGATGACCAAGGTCACGGGCTACAACTCTCTGACACTGTAAGGAGGAATAGTCATGGCACTTGGTATGAATAAAATCCTAGTTGCGGGTACAGCAACTAATGCCGCATCGTCGTACTTTCAGGCGGTTGCAGCTGGTAACGCAACTGTCGTTCTGGACGCTGGCACGTATTACATCGCGCCAACCGCAAACGTCACGATTGAACTGAACACCGATACGTCTGGCAACATCAGCAACGCTTCTTGGGCTGTTGTTGTTGCTAACAATACCGGCGGTCTGTTCATTGCTGACGGTACAAACGTCCGTGCGAATGTGTTGTCGGGTACACCGACGATTACCCTGTTCACCGTCAATGGTGGTCAGGACGTAGGCAGCACTTACGCATAAGGGGGCGACATGAATGCTAACCATGTAGGTTCGCTTTACCCCGACAGCTTTGGCAGTTTTGGTGTTGCCCAAGCGGTAACGGTAAGTGTTGGTGCAACTGGTAATGCAGTTGCTCAACTGCCGATAGTCGGTGGAAGCACGTACATTGTTCGCAGAATTACTGTCGCTAACGCAAACAAGAGCATTGCTACTGCAAACGTCACTATTCTCACCAGCAATGATGGGAATGCGTCGAATGCAGTTAGTAATGCCACTGTGTTGTCCTCTGTGAGTGGCACGGCTAAATGGCAAGATTTAACCCTTGCTACGGCTGCTGCCACTACGGTGTACTCTGCTGGCTCACTGTATGTAAAAGTGAACACGGCAGTTAGCGGCGGTACTTGCGACATAACTGTTTACGGTGACATCGTTACTCTATGACAACTGTTTATGTGACCAATCAGGGCGAGAAGCCTTTGATCTATAACTATGCTTTTGTTGACTACAAGTTCCCTGTAAATGAACCTGTAGAAATCAGCGTAGATATGGCGCGTCATGTGTTCGGTTACGGGCAGGAAGATAAACTGCCAGCAATGGTAAGACTTGGGTTGTGCAAATCAACTAACGAAATAGACGAAGGTTTAGAGCGTTTGGCAAAGTTTGAGATAACCCAAGACAAACCAGAAAAGAATCGCTTTTTATCCCCTGGCGATGACTTAGTAACCCCCCTTGTGCCGAAAGCACAGCGGGGGAGAACAGTCGCCAAAGCCGCTTAAACATGGGTCTTAGATGGCAACTCTTAACAGCTACATCACGGAAGTCCGTAGGCTGTTGCACGATGCGAACGGAAATTTCTACTCTGACTCCGAACTGACGGATTACATCAACGGGGCGAGAGAGCGCGTCGCCAGAGATACTGGTTGCCTAAGAAAATTACAAGTTTCACAAACACCGATAGCGCCTGTTGGCTATTCTGGTGAACCGGTTGCTTGGGCAGCGAACACGGCTGTCAACGTCAACGACCTGTTGTTCTCAAATATCTTCACGTATGTAGTTACTGTGGCTGGCACAACGGGTGATGACCCGCCGCCCTATCCTGACTACAACAACGCCTACCCGCCAACTACCGCATTTGCTAACGGCACAGCCAGTTTGCAATACGTTGGTAATTGCGAAATTATTCCGTTTGGTAGTTTGCCGGAAGCAGGGCAAACGCTCGACATCCTGAACATTAACGTGTTTTGGGGAAACAGCCGCTACCCGCTGTCATATATGCCGTGGACGCAATTTAATGCTCAGTTGCGGTATTGGCAGAATTACATAGGTCGGCCTGTAGCGTTTTCCATTTTTGGGCAGAACCAGATTTACATTTCGCCTGTGCCTGACCAGGTTTACACGATTGAGGTGGATACAACGATCCTGCCGCTGCCGTTGGTTAATGGCGCAGAGGTGGATTCTATTATCGACCCGTACACAACACCTGTGGCGCACTACGCATCGTACACGGCGAAGTTTAAAGAACAGTCTTATGGCGAATCAGAAATTTTCTACCAGCAATATGTTAGCAAGGTTCGTTCTGTACTCAACACGACGTTTACAAGGCGAATGCCTGATCCCTATAGCACACCGTTCTAACT